CTCTAAGTTAGGGAAACATCCCATTCCAGACCATTTTAGCAAAGTCGGGGCATGGTCTACCGTTAAGCTTGTCGCTACTTCGAAGTGCTGATTATTAATAAAATTAATTGCATAATTATCACAAAATCCACTAACTCTTTTATATACACCTAAATTATCTGGAGTAAACCCTATGGGTAAATATCCAGATTGAGCTTCGAAAAAGTTAGCTAGTTTTCTAGCATTGGTTTCATTAACTTCATATTTTAAAGAAAATCTTGCCACTAAGCTATCTACAGATAGAGGTATTAAATTATAATAAAAATCATCAGTGACATAACTATGATTATTAGCCTGAAATTCTACTGTAGATCCATAAACTGGTGTGAGACTAAGATGAGAAAGTTCTGATGGAGAAACTATTCCACTAATGTTGCGGTCTCTGTTATAAAATAAGTCTTCGCTCATGAGTGTCCAATGTAGTTAAGGGTTAGTCTTACGGAGCCGTCAGCGGAAGCATTAAGTTGTTCAGATACTAAAGAAGCGTTTGGAACAGTCAATGTTTGTAAATTATTTCCACCTCTCCCTTTAACAGAAAAAGATAGATTCTTGTCTGACCTGCCCTCTTCGAAGAAACTAAAGCCACTCGCTAAAAAGATATCATCAACATCTATCTGGACAGCCGCCGAATACTCTATCGGGTTTATATGTTTTACTTCCACAGGGGTTTCTGATCCTATAGTATAGTATGGAATCTTTTGTATAGACAAAGAATAATCAAAACCTAATACTCTATTAGTCGTACTATGATCACATGTAGCAGTTATAGATCCTTGGCTCGGTATATCTATTGTCGGCGGGATCGAAGATCCAGATATATTTGTGCCACTTTTCATTTCATCATATACGACCAAAGAAGCATTAACTTTAGGGACTGACCCGACAGCGCAATTAACGGAGTAAGAGGTTAAATAACCACTCTCAAAACCATAAGCAGAATTATTATTATAATTAAAACTAGCACTTACCACGCTAGATGATCCAGTCATCGATAAGAGTGGGTCTTGGTAAATCAAAGACCTAGATAAAGATAAAGTCTGGCTAGTAGCTCCCGCTACAGTAGTTACTCCATGAACAGAACCCAATGGTTTAGTTATGCTAGAAGCATTCTGATATCCTATGTCTAGAGAATTAACTCCAGAAAGCTCTGTGACTCCTATATCTGGATTGACTCCAGATAAGAAGAAGTGAGAGTCGTAATTTAGCGTTGTTCCGTACATTATGCTCTAGATTGTCTTAGTGATCCCCCCAACCTCTTCTCGTCATCTATAACTTGTTTGACTACGTCCTTTATTTTGGTCGCTAATGATTTCTGTTGGTCATCGCCGTTCCCTTGAGAATCAGATGACCCATCAGAGTTAACGGTGATATTAATCACGGTCTCTCCAGTGTTATCAGAAACAGATATAAGTTCATCAAGTTTACTTACTACGTCTCCAGAGCCTCCACCTGCCCCTGAATTTAAAGCGTTAAGATTGCCTCTGCCTATCTTCTGAGTCGCAGCAGCGTTCATAACAAACTCACCGCCAGATAACATAGAAGGAACTGTGTCTACTCCAGCCGCATTAGGTATAGCCCCTCCAGTAGCATTCTTACTGAACTTGTCTGTAAGACTGCTAAATCCAAAAGCGAATAAGGACGAAGCGATAGAACCTAGCAGACCCTTTGTAGCTTGTTTTTTTTGCTCTTTAAGTTCTTTATCTTTATTGGCTTGTTGAGTGAATAAACTAAACGCTTCTTCCTTGGATGCTTGCTCCCTCTGGAATGCTGGGCTATTTCTCCTACCAAACATAGTGAGAGCAGCACTTTGAGGTTCTAAATTAACAGACGCAAATCCTGATCCCGACCTAAATTTATCAAAAGCTCCAGTAGTGTGAGACTGTGTAGCGAAATCAAGCAAATTACTTTTTCCTTTTATTTCTTCTTGTCCATAAGTTCCTGGAGTGAACAAACCTCCTCTCGCCATAGCTGGAATCTCTCCAGCATTTAAAGATGCCATGAAAGAAGAGCCGTATTTATTCACAGAACTTTTCTTCATCACGAATTCACCACCAGTAAGTAGAGCGGGAACATCGTCACGATTCCCAGAACCTCCTCTCACTTTCCCTCCCGCATTAAATCCAGACATTATATTACCGACAGCCTTTTGCATAAAGGCTTGGGATAAAGTGTTAAAGAAGCCAGAGGCTGCCCCCAGAAGTAGATCGCTTAAACTTTCACCTTGAGCTATCGCTTGGACCATAGCATCCCCTATGTTTTGAGCAAACTGAGCTGAAGCATCTATCAATTTACCAGAGAATTGATCTTCTTCGACAAGCCTTCTGAATTCTTCAAAGTTTTCATTATCTAAAGCAGCGTCTCTATCGGCTCGACTTTTTTCGTTTATACGGTTTTTAATTCTTTCTACAGGGTCTATAGTCATTTTATCGTCTATATCCCTGAACTTTGCTTCGTCAGATCTAAGAATCCTTCTAGTTTCTGCGGGGTCTTGTGCAGCGTTAGCTCTAGCCTCTCTGCTATCTTCTGATATTTGAGCTTTTAAACGCGCAATAGGATCTGAGATCCTGTCAGTATCAAATTTTCCTTGTATAGCCCCTCGTCTTAATTGGAGAGCCATATCGTCAGATAATTGAGAAGAAATTTTTTCAAAAAATCCAGCTGCTTTTAGATTGGCTTCTGCATTTGCTAGTGCAGCAGCCGCTTGATCATCTAGATCAATACGAGATCTTTCTAAAGATTCTCTGAAATTTTCAAGCCCTTGAGCGATTTTTAGTCCTTCTTCAGTATCTTTACCACGTTGTATTTCTATCGCCTTCTGTAAAGCTGGATCTGAACCCCCCAAATTATAAAAAACGTTAGAGACTGATTGTCCTTGAGTGTTAGTTTGTGCTACAAGAGCTGATATACTATCTGCACCTAAAGCGTTTAAACGATTTTTAATTTGTGTGTCTATCTTTAAATTAAGATCATCTTTTTCATTTAAAGATGTATCTTTAGCATCTAATAAGGCATCTTGTGCAGCTTGTATCCGCAGATCTTCACTCTGCTTAATAGAAAATTCCCCAGTCTCTCTAGAGGCTCTAGCTTGCCCTCTAGCTGTTATGGCATTTTTTCTTCCTCGGACAACATCAAAATTTCTCTCTTCTGCTTGTCCTATAAAATCAAGATCTGTAGTAGCTCTAATGTTCGCGATTTCAGATGCTTTCACCTTAATACGACCAAGCACTGTTTCTTGTTCAATTAGTTGGCCAGTTTTCTTTTCCGCTGCAGATACAGAGTTTAGTTCTTTACGTAGTCCATCTTGAATACTTTTATCGCTGTCTTCTAGCAACTTATTAATCTTTGATATTAATATTTCCCTTTCTTCGACCGTGAAATTTGTTTTTTTTGCGGATTCCGCTATCAAGTCTTGAAGCTCTTGTGAAGCTTTTTCTTTGAAAGTAAGCTCCTTGCTTAATTTAGCCATATTAGCTACGGCATCAAGAGTGTTATTCCTCAAATTGAAATTAGCATTGAGTATACTTTGCTCTGTCTTTAGAGCTATCATTTCACCTTCAGTGTGAGATTTTGATAATTCTGCCTTCAATATCTTCTGATCCATTTGGTCTAAAGCAGTTCTATCTATTTTAGCTAAATCGACAGCCAATTGTATTCTTTGTTTCTCGAGACTAGCTACGATCCTCTTACCTTTTAAAACGTCATCCGCTTCTTTTTTCTCTATTGTTTTTAATTTCGCTGGGGCTTTTTCGGCTTCTTGCTCCAAAGATCTATCTTGGGCTTTTCTTCCCGTCATACCCGTCGCCGCCATACCTTTCCTTAATCCAGAGATAGTTGGAGATGCCGTCAGCTCTTCGCGAGACCATAATTTGCCAAGAACCAGAGTGCCATCGTCAATTAATTTATTAGTTTTACTAAATGAAACTATAGATTGAAGTTGCTCTTTAGAAAGATCTTTAAAAACTTCACTTACATCTTGAGTTCCAGATTTTAATTTAAGCATTTGATCAACGACTTTATTGAACTCGCCTTGATCTAAAAAAGTCACATCCTCTTTGCTAGCTACAGTACCGCCGCCTTTGAGTCTAGATGGTCTCGTTATTCTTTCCTGTCTAGTTTCCCCCCCTTCGGCTTCCTTTCTCATTGTTGATTCTATTCTATCAGGAGCTATACCTGATGCAAGTGATTCGTCTATAACCTCCGCTAAACGACCCAGAAGAGTTTTGCTTATACTTATATCGCTAAGCGTTTGCTGCCCCATCTTTGCGCCGTCTTCTCGTCTATTGAAAACATTTTCTAGTATTGTATTTCTTTGTTCTTCAATTTCAGCTTTACCCACTGCTCCTATATCACTCAATTTTATAGCCGCTTTATCTGCCGCATCAGCTAATTTAGCTAGCGCCAAATTATTAGTGTCTGTTATTCCTGTGGCATCTTCATAAATCTTAGTTAGCCCTTCGAATACGGCAGCGCCTATGCCTATAGCAGTGCCAATAGTTCCTAATTTTTCAACAAATTTTCCCCCCAGTCCCTGTATAGACTCACCAAAATCTGA